CAGAGCGGCGACTGCGTGAGGCGGAACGGATTACAGGTGCGCAGTCGCGCGCGCAGGACGCCGTGCTCGATCCGGTAGCGGTCGACATCGGCGGCGACGTGATACGACCAGACGATCTGCGCGCGCTCGCCTTCGAGCCGCGCCGCTGACGCTGACAGCATGGGTCACCGTGGCTTACGGCCCGACCGCGCCCCACGGGGTGCGCGTCCACGATCCGTTCGCGCTGAAGTTGCCGTCGATGGTGACCGCCGCACTCACGCCGCCCTTGATGGAGACGTCGAGCCACGCCGGGCCTTTGAAGCACGCCTCGCTCGCGCCGTCAGGCCAGATCTCGATCTGGCATCCGTCACCGGATTCCGCCGCCTCGAACAAGGTGTCGTCGGTGGAATCAAACTGGCCGGTGAACGTCCCTTGGGCGTTGTCGAGGCCCTTCACGTACGTCTTCGTGGTGTCACCGAGCGCCGTGGTCTCGACCTTGTCTGACGTGCGGTCGAGACTCCACTCGGTGATCAGCGCGACGGGCGCAACGGTTCCCGCGCGCGTCGTCGAGACGCAGAGCACGCCGCCCTTGCCGTGGACCGCAGGCGGGTTGACGGGTTGTGTCGGAGCAGGCATCGGTTCCCTTCCTTCAGCGCGGACAGACCATGACCTCGTAGTGCCCGCCGCGATGCTGCCATCGCAGGTCGGTGACCTCGTCGACCTCGGTGTAACGCACGCGCTGAACGCGCTGCACCGACATCGACGGGTAGTAGCCGGTCGGGGTGATCACCGACTGGTTCAGCAGCGCATGAATCCGAGCGGCGGCAGCCTTCACTTCGGTGCCGCTGCTGCCGAGCGTCGTCGCCTTCACGAGGTAGACGATCCGTTCCCAGAGGTTGCGGTTCGCCAGATTGAACGCGTCTTCGTGATCGAGTTGCGAGACGATGCAGAACTTCGTCGCACCGCTCGCCGCGACATCCCATGCGACGCCGCCCGTGAGGATGCCGATCAGCGTCGCGTCGCTCTGCAGCTTCGTCATCAGGGCGGCGTCGACCTCGGACGTGTCGGCCATCTCACGCCGCCTCGCTCATCAGGTCGTTCTCGGTGACGATGAGGCCCACGCGTCGCAGGAGGGCGGTCAGCGCCGCCACCATCAGGCGGCGGCGGCGCATCGCAATCGGGATGAAGATCTTCAGCGGGGCCATCCGCCCGCGTGACACACCAGCCCTGACCGATTTGCGCCCGATGGTTTCCCGCATCTCCGTGCCGTACTCGGCCCAGTACGCGTGCGGCGCACGGTTGCGCACGATCCACCGCACGCCGAAGCGGGTCTGCGTGAAGTCGCGCGTCATGATCAGCCCGCGCCGAAGCGCGCCGGTCCACTCGTGCTCGGCGTACTTCAGATCCATCTCGCGCATCGCGGCCTCGGCTTGCGCCTGCACGATCACCCCGGCTTCATTCGTCAATTCCTGCGGGAGGTTGCGCAGGGCCGCTCGGAGTTCCTCCAGCCCGTTGATCGCGATCTCGAACCGCTTGATTGCCATCGCTCAGTACCTCGGCGCAGACGAGTACGAGTTCGCCGTCGCGTTCCTCAGGGTTGCCCACGAAGACGACCTCGAACAGCCGGTCGGGGCGCGGGTAGTCTTCGACGACGAGTTGCGTCTGCTCGGTGACCTGTGCGTGATACGGCATCTCGACGAGGTGGGTGGCGGTCGTCACCTGCGTGCCCGCGAGGACGCGTTCGAGGTCACGCTGCGACGCCGGTCGGATGCGCGCGAACATCGCGGGCGGGTCGAGCGGCGCGCTGGTGGTCGTGTAGCCGCCGTCGCCGTCAGGCACGGGCGTGCCGGGTGCCTGCAGCCGCACGCGTTTGTGCCGCTCACCGATGGACGCTGAGCGCGGGCCAATCATGCGAGCGTCACCAGTCGATACGGGTCGATGCAGGCGTCATAGCCCATCGGCGTCGTCGCGACGATGGTTCCGACGATGGCGAGGTCACGCGCGACCGTCGCGTAGTGCGCGACCAACATCCCGACCGCTTGCACCAGTAGCGGCGCGTCCGTCAGCAGCGCCGCCGCATCTGTCCAGCCCGTCACCGCCGTCCACGTGCCTGACCGGAAGCCGCTCTCGAACTGCAGGATCGAGAGCCGCCGTGGGAACCCGCTGCGCCAGCGGGTCATCGGGAACGGGTTCCCATCAGGGTCGGTGAGCGATTGCAGCGGCAGCGCCTGCATCGGCAGCGGGACGATCCCGCTGTCGCACGGCCACGCGACGCTCTCGGTGAACGTGATCGCCCGCGTCTGCGTCAGCAGCGCGAGGCCCGTGTCGAGTTCCACCTTCGCGCGCGCCGCCGCGATGAACGCCTTCATCAGGTCATCGCGCGGGTCGCCCGCAGGCCAGTCGAGACCAGCCCGCAGCTTGCCTTGCGCCAGCGTCAGCGGTTCCTCGGCTGGTGCGACCAGCAGCACCGATGAGACCGGCGGCATGTACCACGGCGCGTCGATGAAGTCGGTCGTCATCAGAACGCTCCGACACCCCACAGTTGCCGCACGAACGTGCGGAAGTCCTTAGGCGCGGGCAGCGCGTCGAGGCCCGACCAGATCCGCGACAGTTGCGTCAGGTCCGCGAACGCGGTCTTCAGCGTCGCCACCTCTGGGTCGGTGTAGCCGAGCGCGATCAGATCCGCGTTCGGCGTCGCTTCGAGATACGTCTGCATCGTCAGCACGTCCTCGAACGCCCGCTGGAACGCGCGCGCGATGTCGCCTGCGCGGGTGTCGATCTCGGCCTTCGTGACCGGAAGTCCTACGCTCATCGAGTGCCTTCCTTCCGTCCGTGGACGGCGCGGCGGTACGTCTTCTGGGTGAACTCACCGGGCTGCAGCGTGACCGCAGGCGGCACGCTCATCGACGGGCGCGTCAGTTGCTCGTCCCGACACGGGAGTTGCGTGATGACGATCTGCGGGTTCTCCCCGGTGTAGTCGGGACTCGTGCAGGTGGTGTGCGGCGCGTCATCCACCGGGCACGGTCCCGGATCACCGAGCGAGGGAAAGAAGAACCGCATCAGGCTTTCCCTGACGTCCACGCCGCGCCGCCCCAATGCGCGAACGTGCCGTCACCGAGGACCATGTACTGCCCCGTCGTCCACGCGGTCGCGGGCGAGGCGGTGATCGAATTCATCTGCGTGAACTTGTCAGGCGCTTCCGAGTTCGCGGGCGTCCACGAGCCGGGCGCTCCGGCGGTCGCACCCGTCGCGGCGGGGCCTTCGTTGCTCCAGCCCGGTACCGACGTGTCGATGTTGGTCGGCGGGCCTTCGATAGAACTGATACCGCCGTTCGGCGCGGAGTTGCTCCACCCCGGTGGCGGTTCAGCGGTGAGGGTCGGTTCTTCGTCTGCCATCGATCTGCTCCTTCACAACAGGTCGGTTTGTGGACCGTGGTCGGAGTTGAACCGACCGTCTCGCCCTGAGCGGATTGCCGCTGCGAGCACGCTCACACCCGGTGCAGCTGCACGGTCCACAGCGAACTAGTTCAGGCCCGTCACCTTGCCGAACGCGCCGGGGCGATAGACCGCCAGCGCCAGCCGTTCCTCGGCGCGGATCGCGACGAGGTTCTTGATGAAGAAGTCCTGATGACTGTTGGATGCCTCGATGCGGATGCCGCCCTTGCGGAACACCTGCGACATCGTTCCGAACGCACCGACCAGCGCGGTGTTCGCGACGATGGACGGGGTCAGCGCGACGGGCGTGCCCCAGATCGACGCGGTCGGCAGCGATGAGAACGGCCCGCCACCGAAGTAGTGCCCGTTCGTGTCCTTCGAGGTCGCGACCGTGAACCAGTTCGCGGGGTTCATCACGACGCCATCGGGGTAGACGAACGCCGACGTCGCAATCGCGGTGATCTGCCGGAGGATCGCATCGGCGTTGGTCTCGGGTGGCGTCGCACCCGCGTTGCGCGCGACCGCTGCGGCGAGGCCGGGCCGATTCATGATCCCCATCAGGTTCGGCGGCGTGCCGTTGCCGTTGAGCAGCTGATCTTCCTCAGCGAGCTGGACGCCGAGCGTCAGGCGCGCATCGATGTACGACTGGATCGCCGGGACGTCTTCGAGTAGCTCCTCGGTGACGGGCAACCAGTGCGCGATCTTCGAGACGGGGTCCGTCTTCTGATCGAAGACGAGCGCGCTCTCAGGCTTGGTCGCACCTTCCGCCACGGGCGCGGCGGCGTTGGTGAACGTCGTCTCGACCATGTACACGATGGAGTTCGACGCCGCCTGACCGGAGGCCATGAGGTCCGCGACGACCAACCGCTTGAAGAGGATCGGTTGGATGCCCGGCAGGTACTGCGGCGTCAGCAGCTTCCCGCCTGACGCGGGGTCTTCGGTCAGCGTCGTCGCCCGCATCGGCAGGAGGCAATCCACCGGCGGTGATGCCCACGCCCCGTTGCGCCGATGCCCACCGTGCTTGATGAAGTTCTGGAACTCGGCGTTCTGCGTGAACTGCTGACCGATGGTGCGGTGATCGGTCGGCACGACGATCCCGCTGGCGCTGGCGCGCGCGCTGCCGCTGAGCGCTTCGACGCGCCCGCGCAGGTCCGCATCACCGCGCAGCACTTCGAGCTTCGTCTTGATCGCCGCGCCCTCTGCGAGGACCGCGTTGATCTGTTCCTTCTCTTCGGCGGTCATCGGACGCCCGGTGGTGGTGCTGCCGTCACTGTTCGTGGTGACGTGCGCATCACAGCGGTGACCGATGTCGTTGATGAGGGCGGTGGCGCGCGCCGAGACCGCCGCGAGATCAGCTTCGAGTTGTGCGGTTTTCATTTGAGGCGTTCCAATTCCAGTGCGAGCGCTCGCCGCTCGAACTCGTAGATGGCCGGGTCGCGCACGACGAGTGGTTCCTGAGACCGCGTGT